CAAAAGGAGACGGGATGGATATACTCAAACAATTAACCGCATGCAGAGGCACTTAGATAACATGTAATGGGAGAGTCGGAAATGGATTATAGGTACGAGTTCCGGCGAGAGGATTGTTGGTATAAAGAGACATGCGGGCTGTATCTTGGAGATAAATGCAACGCCTCCTGCCTCCGTTACATGGAGATGGATTTTCTGATGTGGACGAGTGGGATACCCAAACAAAGGCAATACGCAAACCCACTAACGCCAGACCCAGAGGATTTGCAAGCTTTTTTGCGGTTAAATGAAATTCGCCAGGACATACTAGAGTTTGTACAAACAGGGGCGAATTTATACCTTTACAGTAAAAACTTCGGGAATGGTAAAACAACTTGGGCAATCAAGTTGATGCAGAAGTATTTCGATTTGATTTGGGCAGGCAATGGATTTAGGTGGCGTGGGATTTTTTTACACGTCCCGACCTTTCTCACAAAGATAAAGGAGAACATCGACCGAAAGGATGAGAGGTTTCAAGAGGTTAGGACAAGGTTAGGGACGGTTGACCTGGTTATTTGGGACGATATAGCTTCAGTGAAACTTTCCGATTTCGATCATACTAACCTGTTATCCTATATTGACCAGCGAAGTTTAAATGCCTATTCCAATATTTACACAGGAAACCTTGAGGGTAGTGAATTACGGGAGGCGTTGGGAAACAGGCTTCACAGTAGAGTGTGGAATGAGTCAGTGAAAATAAAACTAATTGGTTCAGATAGGAGGGGAAGTAGATGGTAACCCTCCAAATACTGAACAAGGTTTTAGATACTGGGGACATGAGCCTAATTTTAAAAAACGGCCTTACAACTGATTATTTTATTGGCTATGAGGATGAGTTTACTTTTATCCTCGACCATTACACAAAGTATGGCAAGGTTCCAGACAAGGCCAGTTTTTTAGATAAGTTCCGAGAGTTTGCGTTGGTTGAGGTTAAAGAGCCAGACAAATATTTGCTCGAAACTCTTTACGAAGAGTACCTTTATCATCAATCCGTCGAGGTTGTGCAGGAAGTAGCAAAGTTACTAAAAACAGACTCTAGAGTTGCTGTTGAGTATTTACAGAGCCAGTTGCCCAGATTGCAAGCAAAAACAGTTACAGATGGTACGGATATTATTGCAGAGGCGGGCAAAAGGCTCGAAACCTACAAAGAGAAGCTAAAAGGGGAAAAGCCCTGGTATATTCCAACAGGACTGGAAGAATTAGATGAGATCCTAAACGGTTGGGCAAGGGGAGAAGAATTTGTCGTTGTGTTTGCAAGAACCGGGCAAGGAAAGTCCTGGTTTTTAGTGAAAACAGCTACTCACGCTTGGCAGGTAGGGTATAGGGTAGGCTATATAAGCCCAGAAATGTCTCCTGATAAAATTGGTTATAGGTTTGATACGGTAAATAAAAATTTCTCCAACCGAAACCTTGTATGGGGCAGGGAGGAAGAAGGATATGAACAATATATTGCAGAACTCAGTGGAAACCCTTTCATTGTAGCTACCCCGCAGGATTTCCAGAAAAAAATCACGGTTAGCAAGTTGAAGCATTTTTGCCAATCCCACAAGTTGGACATTCTTGCAATTGACGGCATAACATATTTAACCGATGAACGGTACAAGAAGGGCGACAATAAGACAGCTACATTGACAAACATCAGCGAAGATTTGCACGGCCTTAGTTTGGAGCTAGGCATTCCTGTTCTGGTTGCGGTGCAATCTAACCGGGGAGGGGTAAGAGATAAGGATGAGGAAGGAACCCCAGAATTAGAAAACATCAGAGATTCGGACGGGATTGCTCAAAACGCAACTAAGGTTATAGCTTTAAGGCAAACAGGGGCAGGTCTGGAGTTCGGTATTAAAAAGCATAGGGACGGGCAAACTGGTGGCCGGTTATTGTATTATTGGGATATAGATAAAGGTGAATTCACCTATATTCCATCTGAAGGAGATTCAGTTATGCCTGTAAAAAGGCAGGCAGAGGTTGAACGTATTAAAAGCAGTTTCAATGATGGCACGGAGGTGTTTTAATGTTCCGGGTAGGGAACCTGCCTATTTTTGCAAGCGAAATGGAAGTTTTATTGGAGTTAAAGCAACAACTTGAATGGGCGGGTATTTCCTTATTTGCTAAATTTAAGCAAAGTGGGGCAAATATACAATTCAATTGCCCTATCCATGCCGGGGGACAAGAACAAAACCCTTCTTGTGGGATAACTATAGAAGGAGGCAAGGCACCTCCCGGGCTAGTTCATTGCTTTACCTGCGGTTATACTGCAACCCTAGAGGAAATGATCAGTCACTGTTTTGGCTACGATGATATCGGAAGGTTTGGGCGGGATTGGTTAATAAAGAATTTTGTAACGGTTGCTGTTGAAAATAGAGAGGATTTGCAGTTAGATTTGGGAAGGACTGAGTCAGAGGTTGAATTTGAATATGTATCTGAGAAAGAGTTAGACTCTTATAGATTCTATCACCCATATATGTGGCAACGTGGTTTTACCCCAGAAGTTGTAGAGTTGTTTGATGTAGGGTACGACAAGAAAACAAATAGTTTGACCTTCCCGGTAAGGGATAGTTTGGGAAGAACCTTATTTGTTGGTAGGCGAAGGGTAGATCGAAAGTTTTTTCACTATCCGAAAGGGGTTAGTAAGCCTGTCTACGGAGTGTATGAAATACCGAAACATGCTACAGAGGTTATAATATGCGAATCTTTTATTGATGCCCTGACTTGCTATGTTTATGATCGGCCCGCCTTTGCCTTGCTCGGAACGGGAAACAGGAAACAGTACGACCACCTAATGCAGTTACCTTATAGGAAGTATGTACTCGCATTTGATGGTGATGATGCAGGCAGAAGGGCGGATGAGCGGTTCCGGCAAAATGTAAGGGGGAAAATCATCACAACCTTAGAGCTACCAGAAGGGAAAGATGTTAACGACCTAAGTTTGGAAGAGTTTCAAAACCTAAAAGAATATTTTTAGATCAAGAAGGATTTTAGGGGAATCTATATAATTATATAAACAGGAGCAAATACAAAAAGTTATTTCAAGGAGGAAGAGGAAATGCAGGAAACTTACAGGATGATGGTGGGGTTGATGCAAAGCAAATACAAGGACTCATCAATGGAGCAACTGGCTATTGAGTATCAAAAGGAGTTGAATCCCTCTATTCTGGCGGAATCTTTCGTGCGCAATTACAATTTTATTTTTCAGATGGCTTCTGGGTATTATGGGCTGACAGAGCAAGATATTGCAAGCCACGCCTTAGAGCGGCTCGATTTTTGTCTACAAACGTTCAAGCAAGGTAATAGTTTTTTGACCTATTACGGAACGGTGCTAAAAAACAAGTTCAGGGAAGAGACCCAGTATTTAAACACCCATAAAAGGAAAGTCCTATTTCACTCCTCCAGTTATGAGGTGATGGTGGACAATGGGTTTGACCTTGTCGCAAGCCCCCGAGAGGATGAAATAACTAATTTGGTAGAAGATTTGCGGGAGTATGGACTAGATGACCGGGAAATTGAGTACTGCTTTTACCTGCTACTAGGTGAATCTAACGCAGATACAGCCAAAAACATGGGTTGTACTATAATGACTCTTTGCAACATGAGAAAAAGAATGCGAATCAAACTAGGAAATCTTGCTTCAGTTTTAGGATTCTAGGCTAAATTATATATAATAGTTGACGGAGGAGGGAGCTATGCTTGGGAAAGTGGCTGAAAGAATTGCAGAAGAAGTTAGCCATTTGGTATTTTAGAAAGGCGTTTAGCCTTAAAAAGTATACGAAGAAAAAGGAGGACAAAACAAATGACAGTGAAATTTAGGATGGACGAAGCGGATCATTACGGTGGACAAGGTGCGGGTAGTTTCTTTAGGTTAAAAAATGATAAAGACACTGCCAGGGTTAGATTCATGTATCATGGGATCGACGATATTTACGGATATGCAGTACATCGAGTAGAGGTAGAAGGTAAGCAAAGGTACGTTGCCTGCTTGCGAGAATACACTCAACCGATTGATGACTGTCCGTTTTGTGCGGCAAAGATACCTGTACAGGCAAGACTCTTCTTATTCCTCTATGATGTCGATACGGATGAAGTTAAGATTTGGGAGCGAGGAAGAACATTCTTTTCCAAGATGGCAAGCCTTGCTAGTAGATATAACCCGCTGGTAAGCACAGTTTTTGAGATTGAACGTAACGGGAAACCTGGGGACACTAGTACCACCTATGAAATCTATCATGTAGAAACAGACGAAACAACAATCGAAGACCTACCAGAAATTCCTGATATTGTTGGCACTATCATCTTGAAGAAAGAATTTGAAGAAATGAACTTTTATTTAGACAACGGGTATTTCTATTTCCCAGATGAGGGAGTAGTTGCCCAACCACAGAGAGGTAGAGCACAGCGATCCTCTTCCGATAATCAACACTATCCAGTTGGAAGAAGAACACCAGCGAACACCCCTGCAAACGCTCCAACAAGAGGAAGAAGAACCCCAACTACTCCACAGGACGTGTTTTAGATGAAGGGATTGTTCCAACTCCCGCCAAGGGCAACCAAGGCGGGAGACCTATCTTTAGTTAATAAGTTAGCCAAACCTACCCCTGCAAGCAAAGGGGTAACAGTTAGGCAAGGTAAAGGCATCATGGAGCGGATACCTTCAATTAGAGCTATGGCTAATCGTTATCTAGGGCAGTATGTGGACATTTACAGGGTTATTCAAGATGAAAAGGAATTAGAAGATTATATCACTAAGGCGATTGAGGATGGGGAACTTGCCATTGATACAGAAACTAACGGCCTTGATTTTGGGGAAATGATTATAGCCGGATTGTGCCTATATTCCCCCAGCCAGGTGGGGATATATATTCCCCTAAACCATGTAAGCTACATCACTATGACAAAGTTAGATGGACAGCTTTCAGAGCAGTTTGTTGCGGAGCAGTTGGCAAGGCTCGTTGATACAAAAC